CGATCTGAGCAAAGCCCGCGACTCTGGCGAATGGGTGCGCGTCGGTGACGAATATGACGACCTGGAAATTCTAACCCGCGGCATCACCGACGAATACACCGACATGCGCAACGCAGCATTCCGCCGGCTTGCAATGCAGCGATACCGCGGCGACGTCGCCAAGATCACGACAGCCGAGACTCGCGAAGTCAACGCCGACTGTCTTGCGGCAAAATGCCTGCTTGACGTTCGCAATCTGGCCGACGACAACGGCAATCCCGTGACGCTGCCGGCATTTATCGACATGCTGCGCGATCCGGATTACGGCGACCTGATGAACGCAGCCTACCAGGCGTGCGGGAATGTTGGACGTGCTCGGGCGGCCGACGCGGGCGACGACGTAAAAAACTAACGGACGCGCTTCGCGAAAGCCTGCGAGGCGCGGATATCAACCCGGAAGCGGTAAAACACTTTCCGAAGGAATGGAATGTTCAGTTTACTGCTCCGGAAATACACAACTGGCTTGAATGGGCTTGGCGCGCCTGGCATAGGCTGTCTCTTGATCGCCCGTTGTATGGTGGCGGAATGGGCGCAGCTATTCCGGGCCGTATATCCTGGCAGGCAGTCGCGACATGGGCTGCGTATCACGGCCAGGACGTCGACTTTCTCGATAAAGCCGTGGTCGCGCTGGACACGGTTTTTCTTGAATGGAGCGCGGAACGGATGAAAAAAGCATGACCTTCACGAATGGCCAGGTATGGGCGCCTCACAACTGCTCGCGCGCGCCGCGCCGAATACAGAACATATTCACCGATGTCACTGGCGCGCTTACCGTCAGATGGGCGTTCCCCGGCTTTCCGAACAGCGGCGAATCTGTTTCATTTCGTTCATTCGTGCAGTGGGCAAAACGCACCAACGCAACACTGTCTCTCTGGCCTTATGATGGCTAGGGCCGCCGTGTTCCGCCAGCAGCTTACGGCGTATATCGACACGACACTGAGTCCGGCCGCTCGGTCCGCGCGGCTTGCAACCGTAGCGCGGACCGCGTTGGCCGAACTACAGGCATCCGGCCGCGCCAGTCGCACTTACCGGCTGTCGGTCGACGGGCGGCCCGGCGCGAGCGAGTCGACGGTGCGCGGCGACGGAACCGGCGACATACTTTACTCGTTCAGTTATATCGCCGACGCGGTCGAATTTGCGCTTGATTTCCTGCGTGCTCGCGCGCCGGAAAAGACAGGCCGGTATCGGCAGTCGTTCTATGTCATCGTCGGCGACAAATTCTCGCTGGCATCAGCGATCGACCTTGCCGGCATTTCGCCGACCGCGGAAATCGTCATCGGCAACACGCAGCCTTACAACCGCAAAGTGGATGTCCAACGCAATGGACTCAAGCCGCTTCGGTTCAGCGTGCCGCCCGGCGAATACGACGACTGCATTGCGGCTTTGACACAGCGTTACGGCAACACGATGCGCGCTAAACGCGTGTTTGATTACAACTTCCCTGGGAAATATCGGCTGCAAAATCACCAAACGCGCAAAAGCGGTCGTCGCGCTGGCAAAATCATCCGCCGCGCGGGCGACGCTGGCCAATCGCCCGCAATTGTGTTGAGTCCGATAATCTGATGCGCTATACAAGTTGCACTCCGCTGCTCGCCTCTCCGCGTCTCAGCTTGCCGCCGCGCACCGCAACTCAACGCTGGTATCTGACATGTCGTTTGATGTAGCTTGGTAAGCGACATGTCAGGCATCGTTCAAAACCCGATTTTAAGCTTAGAGGTTCAGGACTCTATCAGTCCTGGCGCGAAAGCTGCGGCCGACGCGCTGCAAAAGGTCGGCGATACCGCCGTTACGACCGAGACGGCGTTAGGCAAGGTCAGCGCAACTGCGTCGTCACTCGTGAACCGGTTCGACCCAGCAACCAAGTCAGCTAATCAGCTTGCAGCGGCACAGCAGAAACTTTCGGATGCAACAGTTACGCTTGCCCGCTCGGTAGCGGCCGGCGATGTCACGCAAGCACAGGCCGCCGGCACGCTGGCAACGCTGCAAACTCGCGTGCGATCATTGCAAGACGCGCACGAAAGCGGGCTGACGCCGGCGTTACAACATACCAGCCTGACGCTCGGTCAGATCCTGCCGCAGTTCATTCAGTTCGGCTCGTCGCTGCAAGGCGGGATCAACCCCATGGTTGCGTTTACGCAACAGGGTCATCAGTTGGCCGACCAGATGTTGGCGACCGGCACGTCAATCGGCCAGCTTGCGGCGACTGTCACCGGCGGCTTAAAGTCCGCGCTTGGCGCGATCCTGTCGCCTATTGGGCTGGCCGTCACAGGTGCAGCGCTGCTCGGCGCCGGCATATACGCCGTCACGTCCGCGGCGCTGAATGCACAAGCTCGTATCGGCGACCTGCAGCAAGGACTCAGTGCGTACGGGCAGTCCGCCGGCACGGTTATCGCGGTCAGCAATGATCTTGCGAAGTCGACCGGTCTGTCACGGGCCGCGCTGGATGACCTTGGCAAATCGCTGTCGACCGGGATCCAGAATTTCCAGGCAACCGGCGCGCAGCTTAAAAATCTCGAGCTATTGACTCGCGACTTCGGCGCGGCGACCGGTCAATCGCTCAGCCAGGCAGCGGCCGGCATTCAGGCGGCATTCGGCGATCCGGCGCGCGAAGCTATCAAGCTGATGCAAGACGGTATTCACGGGTTTACCGGTGAACTGGTCGCGAACGTCACGGCGTTGCAAAACCAAGGCCAGACCGGCGCCGCCGCGAACCTCGTGTTGACGACGCTAGGCAAGTCAACAAAAGACGCGGCGCAGCCGACAACCGATCTCGGCAAGGCGATGCGCGACCTAGGCTCGGCGTTCAACACGGCCGGCGCCGGCGGCACGACGTTTGCCGAGAAGCTCGGAACGCCATTCGTAAGCGCGATGACGGTCGCAGTTGAGCAGATCGCGAAAATGGCGTCTGCGCTAAACGGTGTTGAAGGAGGCGCAATAAAAGCGGCGAACGCCGTTCTCAGTCTGGCCAACCCGACACCCGGCAGCACGATCGGTGCAGTCGCCGGCGCATATCTAACCAGCCTTGGCGGGGGCGGTCAAGAGCGCGCCACAAATGATGCGGCGAGCGCGCAAAATGCCGAAGCTGGAATTAATAGTGCCGGGCAATACACGCCCGCGCAGATTCAAGCAGCGCTTATCCAAGCAGGAATCCCTGCGAACGCTGCCACCACGCTGACTGCTATTGCCGGCGCTGAAAGCAATTACGGCGCAAATCCAGTCAGCGGACTGAATACGAATGGCACCCGCGATTATGGAGTGTTTCAGGTTAATTCCGGCGCTTGGCCGCAGTTAAATCCAGCGAGCCTGCCCGGCGCCAGTTTGGCTACACAGGCTGCCGCAGCCGCACAAGTATACCAGAAACAGGGCCTTACCGCCTGGTCGACATATAATTCAGGCAAATACCAACAGTTCATGCCTGGGGTCGGAACACCGGGCAATCCGTTGCAGCTTCCGCCGGTCAATGTAAGCGGCGCGCTGCCGACCGCCGGACCGTCCGCAGCCGATAAAGGGCTGCTGGATAGCTCGCAAGCGTCGGTGTTCGCGAACGATTATGCCAAGGCCACCACAACCGTTAACGACCTTGTCGCAGCCGAGACGCAACTGCAAGCCGCGAACCAAGCGTCTGGTCCGGTATGGGACGCGCTCGAGCAGCGGTTGCAGGCGGCGAAACAACAGCTTGAAAACACGTTGCCGGCACTGACCGCCCTTACACAACCGATCGATCTCAACACGGCCGCACTCAAGGCCGAGGCGACTGCGTGGAGCGGCGGCGCGTCCGCAGTGACACAAGCCACCATTCAACAGCAAGCCTACACAGACGCGCGCAAAATCGCAGCGACGACCGATGCCAATTTCAGCAGCATACAGGCCGATATCGCGACTCACTTGAATGCACAAGCGCAAGCCGAGGCGGCCGTTGCGGCTGCGCAAGAAACGTCGAAAAACAATGACCAGGCAGCATACCTCCAAGCCGAAGTTTCGACGCTCGGCCAAGATTACGACACGCGCCAGAAAATTCTTGCGGCATTGCAAGAGAAGCAAGCGCTCGAGCAATCGGGCAAACAATACACCGATGAGCAAAAGCAAGCTTTGATCGACCAGAAAGTTGCGCTGGCCGGTGTCACCGATCAGTTGCAACTCATGCAGTCGTCGCTGCAGGAAGTCGGCAACTTCGGCGTTCAAGTGTTCGACCAGGTCGGTTCCGCCATCACGAATGCGTTTGTCAGCGGACAAGGCGCGGCCGTCAACTTCGGCAGCATATTAAAGTCGGTCGCCGGGATCGCGTTGCAAGAGTTGGGCAAGCTGGCGATCGGCAATGTGCTCAGCAATGCGGTTGGCGGCACAAACCTGCCGACGCTAGGCAGCGTATTCTCGGCGCTGGCCGGCAGCAGCAGCACGTCGGGCGGCACGGCAACCTCGTCGTCGGGCGGCTTGTCGAACCTATCAAACCTGTTTCAACTTGGCTCGGCCGGCAACACGCTCGCCGGCAGCCCGATATCGTTCAGCGGAGTCAGCAATTACCTTGGCTTAGGCAATGTGTCAGGCTATGCAAGCAACTTGCTTGCCACACCGATATTCGGTTCGGTGTCCGGTGCAGCTACCGACACGGCGCTGTCGGGCCTTGGCGCCGGCGTATACGGACCCGAGACAGCAGCAGCTTACGGCGCTGCTGGCGGCGCAGTTCCGACAACGCTCGGCGGCATAATCGGCGGCGTCGGTGCGGTCGGCGCGGGCTTCGGCGTCGGCAGCCTGGCCGGCAGCTATTTGCAAGGCGCTCTAAAAAAGACCGGCCCAGCACCGCTTATCGGTGCTGGCATCGGCGCGGGCGCTGGTCTTTTGGTCGGCGGCCCGATCGGTGCACTTGCTGGCGGCCTGCTTGGCGGTGTCGGCGGCGCGCTGATCGGCCCGCACGTCGCGACGCCATACACCAACATTCCCATTTCAGCCGCCAACGGACAGTTGCAACTCGGCACGCCGCTTTCGCAAGGCGAGGATGCGACGGCCGAGGTTCAGGCCGCACAGGCGATAGCGGACGCCATCAACAATCTGCGCGGCGCTGGCGGTATCAACCTGGTCAGCACCGGCGGTATCAACCGAATCGGCGATCCGGTTCAAGCCGCCGCGCCAGGCAAAGCCGAGGACATTCCGAGCGCGTTTTCTGGCTTCCGGTTCAACGTCGCCGACACGTCGACTCAAGAGGGGCAAGCGCTCGCCGGTCAGGTCAACGGCCAGTCGTTCGGGTCGATCGACCAACTGCAAGCCGTGTTTACCGAGGTCGACACGTTCGTTAAGCAGACTCTGCCAGCCCTTACGACGCAGCAAACCAATATCGGCAGCTTCGCGACGTCGATCAACGGCCTTTACGCGGCTTTTCAGCCGGCGATTGACGAGGGCACGAAACTTGGAATCGGCGTCGACGCACTAACCGCTGCATGGAACAAGCAAACCGACGCGGTTGAAACTGCCATCGCTGTTCAGGTCCAAAACGACCAGACTGGTTTTCAGGCGAGCTACCTGAACGCGGCGGCACAGGTCAGTGGCAGCCCGCAAGACGCTCAAACCGCGGCGCTGTATTCGTTCGATAACGGCACAGCGACACAAGCTCGCCAGCAGTTGGTTGCGGAATATACCGGCATTTTTGGCGATGCTTATGCGACCAGCCAGCAATACGTTGACTCGTCGGCCGCGCTGGAAAAGTCGCTCGGCGAACAGCGGCTGGCGATCCAGACGACCTATAATAACCAGATTACGCAAGCCGCCAGCCAGCAAGCGGACGCTGCTGCGCAAGCCGCCGGCGCGTCGATTACGTCGCTGCTGTCCTATGTGCAAAAACTGCAAGGTTCGTCGGATTCCCCGTTGTCGGCTACCGACCAATACTCGCTTGCCCGTAACCAGTTCAACGCCGTCAGCGGCGCGGCACAGGCTGGCGACGCGACGTCGATCGGCAACTTGCCGACCTATGCCGACGCATTCCTGTCTGCCTCGCGAGCAGTCAACGGTTCGGGCCTTGGCTACGCGAACGATTTTAACAGCGTCACGTCCAGTGTATCGAGCATCGCCAGTCTCGGCGCCGCGGCGCTTACTCAGTCGTTTATGCAAGCTGCCATGCAGTCGCAAACCGCGGCCATCGTGACGGCGATCCAGTCGCTGCAAACACAGGTCGCCGGGCTGCAAACGGCGTTGTCGCAAGCCAGTCTGCAGCCAGCACGGATTGCGGCGTGATCTTCTACGCAATCGAACTGACCGCGTTCCTGCAAGCTGGCACGCAAGAGGCGCCGGCCATGGGCTGGCTTGCGACACCTTACCTTGCGCTGACTCAAGAGGCGGCCATCGTCGCCGACACGACGGCAATCATTCGTGCATCGGACACCGGCTATCGCACGCGCGAGGACGATCCAGACGGCCTTGTGACGTATCCGCCGCTGCTTGTCTCGGCGTTTACAATGAGCCGCATGGTGAACCTTGATCCGGCGCAATCCGGCGTCGGCGCGGCATGGGGCAGTTTGACGCTGGCCAACCCGGACGGCCAGTTCGACTCGTTCACCGAGTCATGGAACAGCGACGGGCGGCCGATCAAAATTCTTTACGGCGAAAAGGCGTTCGACGCGACGCGCGGATATTTTACCGACCCTGCCTATGGCGACCTTACCGTCGCTTTTACCGGCATGGCAACGCCATGGTTCCTGTCCGATACCGGTTTGCAAGTGCCGCTGCGGGACGCGACATACTGGCTTGACGCCAACCTGCAAAGCGACGTCTACGCCGGGACTGGCACATACCAAGGCACCGTCGACCTGGCAGGCAAGCCACGGCCGATCGCGCGCGGCGGGTCAGTGTCCGCACCGATTCGAAACGTGACGCCGATTCTGATCGACACCGTTCAGCAAATCTACCAATACACAAACGGAATCGGCACGGTCGCGGCGCTTTACGAAGGCGGCTCGCTGACCATCGCGTTCCAAGCCGACACGACCGACCTGTACAGCGGCAGCACGACAGCCGGCCATTACCGCACCGACAACAGCCGCGGCCTGTTCCAACTCGGCAGCGTGCCGGTTGCGACCATAACGGCGGACGTTACCGGCCAATTCCCGGTCGCCGGCGCCCTCACGATGGCCGGGCAGCTTGCTTACTATCTGATGACCGAGGATATGGCGCTGCCGGCCGAAAACATTGACGCGGCGTCGTTCGTCGCGCCCGCCGAGACGTCGACGGATTTTGCGCTCGGCTATCTCAGCGCGCCGACACTGGCATTGACGCTCGAGCAAGAGCCGGTCGCGACCACGGATCCGCTTGCGGCGGTCGCCGGCGTATGGTTCGCCTCAGATGATATCGTTGACGGCGCAACGGCGATAAACCGAGTGCTGGCCAGTATCGGCGCGCAGCTTGTGCCAGCCCGCGACGGCACGTTGCGGCTTATTCGGCTGTATTCGCTGACCGACGCCGCGCACCCTGTCGCGCGAATCACGGCAGCCAACTGTGTCAGTATCGTCCCGCGTGCGCTGCCTGCCGGTGTCGACCCGCCGCCCTATCGGTTCCGCGTGGCGTATTCTCACAATTACACGGTGCAGTCGTCCGGCGTGCTGGCGAGCGCGACCGCCGCGCAAGCGCAGTTCGTCGCGGCGTCCGATCGTTATGCGATGTATGTAAATCTCAGCGTGTTGTCGAAATACCGTCGCCCGAACGATACACAGGCAGTCGGTTCCGGTGCGCTGTTGCAGTCCGGCGATGCGCAGACAGTGGCCAACGCGCTCGGCACGCTTTGGAGCACACGCCGCCGGCTGTATGACGTGACGCTGCCTGCGTCGCTCGGCTTGACGCTGGAAATCGGCGATATCCTGATGTTGAATTATCTGCTCGAGGACTTACGCGGCGGCCGTGTCGGCCAGATCGTCGGCGAACAGTTTTCGTCTCAAGACGCAATTTGTGTGTTTCAGGTGCTTGTGTAATGGGAAATAGTGCATTCGGCTGGATCAACCGCGTCACGTCCGCCGCGCTATCGGTCGCCTCGGCCGCAGCGAACATGGGCGCGGGCAACTTGCAGGACGACCAGTGTTCGCCGGACTCGGCCTGGCAAACGCCGTCAGGCACCGTCACGGCGGCGTGGCTGGTCATAGACAGCGGCAGTACCGGCAGCACGTGGCGAGCGTTTGGGCTGTTTCGGACCAACCTCACGGCCGCCGCAACGGTGCGCTGGAAAGTCGGCAACATGCTGACGACCGGCCGCGTTGCCAGCGCGTCATACGATAGCGGCACGGTCAACGCCGGCGTCGCGCCGCGGTATCTGCAATCGTTGGTCATCGCCGCGGCTGAACAGACCGGCCGCTATTGCGAAGTGCAGATCGACGACAGCGGCAACCCGGATAATTTTATCAACATTCCAGGCGTCTACGCCGGGCCGCTGTTCGTGCCGGCGGTGTCGATCGGCCAGGCGTCGACGTTCGGCCGCACCGATTTGACCGACGAAGTTGTGACGCGAGGCGGCCAGGAGTTCCCAATCAACCGCAGTATTTCGCGCGTGCAATCGGTCGCCTTGGCCGCAGTCACCGAAGCCGAGACTTGGAACAGCGTGATGGAGCTTGATGCAGCATCGCGCGCCGGCGGCAACGTGCTTTTCGTGCCGAACATGACTTCCGCGACGCTGGCGAAAGAGGCGCTATTCGGGCGACTCAAGAACACAAGCTCGGTCAGCTACGTTACATTGGCCGGCGATCAACGCTCGTGGTCGACGACTGTTACCGAGCGGCTTTAACTTGACTCGCGTGTAGCTTGTCATGATACAAGGTGAACCATGCTAAAGAATTTTGTCCTCGAGACTGCGAACGCGCCCGGCACGAGCACGACATTCAACCTCGGCGGTGCGGCGTCCGGTCGGTTGTCATTTTCCGGCGCCGGCTTCACGAACGGCCAGATTGTGTTCTACGTCATGGACGACGGATCTCAGAAAGAATGGGGAATCGGAACGTTCAACACCGGTTCGCCGAACACCATGTCGCGGACGACCGTGCTCAGCAACTCAGCCGGCACGACCGCGAAACTTAATTTCAGTGGCACAACCAACGTCTACAACTCGCTGCCAGCCGAGAATACGGTTTACACGGACAGCACCGGCAAAACTGTAATCGGCGGCACGGCTACCAACGATGACGCGGCAGCCGGCAAGGTCGGCGAGTTCGCCGAGAGTC